AGTGTATCATATCGTTCACCACCTCGTTTTGCTTCGTCCAGTCCATCATTACACATCATATACAACCATTTACCCCCTGTCGCATGAAGATTTACTTTGTATACTTTTTGATTTGTACATTGTACCATGAAATAGTATTCCCCTCTCTCATGTGTCATATCAATGCTCATAATAGAATGGACAGGAATCGTTGTATCATTTAACGTAATCCACTGCGTTCGGGATGCCATTCTATCAGAGGCTTCGATTTGTCCTACCTAAACCAATACGGAGTACCAGTAGATAATATGGAAGAAGCGCTTGCGAAACTCGGATTCCCCTCAATGGACGGGGTCACATCTGACTCCTTAAAAAAAGCATTCAAAACAGCGGTAGTCAATGCGCATCCCGATAAAGGTGGCGCCGAAGACGATTTTGAGTCGATCTTAACGGCATATGTCTATCTTTCTACCACGCTAAAGCGCATGACAGGTGGACGCGGTGGATTTCAAGTTCTCAACGTATTTGATATACGACAAGTACGCGATGATCAATTTACCAATGAATTAAATAATCTGGTGAGCGACGTGTTCGATCATATTGATTCGAATGATAACTCCGCCTTTCTAAACGATTTCAATAAACAATTTGAAAAAACTCATATTCGTGAAAACGAGCGTGGATATGATGAATGGTTTCGTACCCATGAGGAAGAGAAGGCGCAAACAATAATCGAGGGCGACAATACAAAATGGAATCAGATGTTTGAAACCAATGTCAAACTAGGAAAACCTGAACCCATGTCCCTGATCCTTCATCCCGATCAAATGGCATTCGTATCCGGTTCCACTCGCGGCACTGCCCTGATTCCTTCTACGGGTCATTCTTTCACATCGGAACCCCAAGAACGACCTGAATACACGGATCTCCATGACGCATATACTTCTGACAGTACGGTCTTTGATAAACTACCCGTTTACCAAGAAAATATGCGCACCTTTGAGGATATCTTGAAAGAACGTGATATGGTCTACACAGCCGAGCTTGATCGTGATTTAGAAGCGATAGCTGCCTACGAGAAGAGAAAACAAGAGGAAGAATCCACTCATAAACAGAAGATTGAAGAATATTTTAAGGGAACCGCTTCCAGTGCGTGGGCCCTACAAAGTGTGCAAAGTGAATCGGATTCCTTCGTAAAAGAATTCAAATGATGTGATAGGGTGACATGGGTCCATTTGAAATTCTTCTTTTGATTCTAGTCGTATTATTGACAGTGGCATTTATCTATGCCTTCTTTTACTCAAAAGACCTTATCAAAAACAATCCATTTCTCGATAAGCATCTGTTAGAAAAAGGAATGGATAAACCAGTTATTTGGTTATACTATGACACATCCGATGTCAATTCGCGTAACTGGTCGGATTTTGGCGCTCGTTCCACACGTGCCTTAAACATCCCTTTCTTAAATCTCTGTTATGAATCCATTGTTCGTCAAAACAAAGATATCTATCGCATTGAAGTCATCGGCGGATTAGCCGGTGCCGCCGAATTACTAGGAGGATGGGACCATCTTCCTCCCGGATTACGGGATCCTATTTCACCAGTGAATGAGGCCGAACTAAATTATTTGCGTGCTGCGATTCTCGCCAAACACGGCGGTCTATGGCTGGAACCCTATTGTGTTTGCCTAAAACCATTTGGTACGTTGCCAGAGGATAAGACCGTCTTTTTTGGAACCGATCTCGACGAGACCTACGCCGGATCCGCTGGCACCAATGTCCCTGGATTCCGTGCGATTTGGACTCCGAAGGCCCAACATCCAATGTTCAATGAATGGTCTGCGGTTTGCTATGAACGTGTCACACAGAAGCGTGGTGGTGATCAGATTCGCGGCGATGCCAAATGGGATTTTGTTCGTTTTTCCAATGATTATGTCCAGACGGGTCTTGTTGTCGACCCTGCTGCGGAGGGTATGCGTAAGAAGAATGGCAAGCGCATTCAATTAGAAGACTTACTGGCGTCTACCGATGGCAAACTGACATTTGATCTCTGTAGTTATACCACGTATGTTCCTTTTCCTTGGAGAGAATTAACGGATCGTCAAATGTTTGGATGGTTTTTGCGGATGAGCGAGGCGCAAATCATGGAGTCTGATTTGGCAGTCAAGCATCTCCTTGTCAAATCATTGAAAGCCTAATGCTATTCCAAGGGGTGCTTGCATCTCCCTTAGTGTCTTATCAATTACATTTTGTAATGCTAACATACTTGTATTTCCTTTACAATACGAAATCCAAGAATGAATCAAAAACTTATGAATCATAATGTTATCCTGAAATTGACCGTTTCCAAACAATTGATTGATAACCTGAAAGCTCTCTAGCGTATCTTCGTATGCGTACCCTCTCTTCCAAATATGGATCAAACTCTTTATCGCAGTGACCGAATCATTGGTAGACATTGCGTTTAACAATGGAATAAAATCCATATAAATCGGAGAAGAACATAACATACGTACTCGTTGAATCGTCAGAGGCTCCTTACTTGTATAATGAACGTCGCGAATCAATTTAAGAAGACGCATTAAATCGCTACTGTTGTTTCCTGCCAGATTAATCACCCAACTCCACATTTCATCCGTGAATTGTTTTGATACCATCCCTACACTGGTAAGAAAATGATCACGATACAAAATGGTATCGAGTGGATTCATTGAGATATGAATACAACGTGAACGAAGGGCAGGAATCAAATCCTCTTCTGATGTACCAATGAAAATAAAACGAGTAATATGGGAATATGACTCCATCGGTCTTCGCAGTGCCTGTTGTGAAATGTGCGGAAATGTATCTACATCATCCACAATCACCCACCGATAAATCCCCTTTCCCAATGACATCTGACGAATAAACAGACTCACTTGTCCTCGAATCGTTTGAATGCCACGATCCTGATCCGGCCCCAACAACATACATTCGTCGATGGATTCTACCCCCCATAGATGAGAAGTGGGTCGCTGCTTTGATTTCGCATAGGTTTGTAACCATTCGCGTATTAATGTTGTTTTACCACATCCTGCTGAACCCGTTAGAAAAAGATGACTCGGTGAATCCACTTGTTGAATACACTCATTCCAGACCGAATCTTGCCCTACCAGCGAGGTCATTATTCGTTCTTCGGTGTTCGACTTTAGATTGCCCTCTGCCTAAAGGCTATTCTAGAATGCCGGCTATAGGACCTAAACATCACGTTGTACTACCTGTTAAACAGACGAGGATGTCTTCTAAATCATTGTACGAGACTCTAGGCGTATCCAAGAGTGATACCTGTACTGTCATCAAAAAAGCATACTTGAAATTAGCGCGTGTTCATCATCCTGACAAAGGCGGTGATCCTGAAAAGTTCAAGGAAATCACTAAAGCCAGTGATATTTTGACAGATGAGAAGAAACGTCGAATCTATGACGAGACTGGTATGACCGATGAACAAATGATGGAGCGTGGTGGCGGAATGCCAGGTGGATTTCCTTTCCCTGGTTTTCCTGGCATGCCTCCTGGCGGATTCCCTTTTGAGTTCAATATGAATGACCTATTTGGAAACATGTTCGGAAATCCACCCGTCGGCCCTCAACGAGGACAGGTTCGTAAACAGAAAAAACCGAATCCTACCGTTCAAACGATTCCCATTACCTTAGAACAATTCTATCTCGGTCATCGGTTTGACATCAATATCAATCGCCAGTCTTTTTGTACCGGTTGCGAACATAGCGGTGCGAAATCCAAAGAGATTTGTCGAAAGTGTAATGGTCAAGGTCAGCTCACACAAGTCATTCAAATGGGACCCATGGCGATGCATACGACTGGCCCGTGTATTGATTGCCAAGGGAAAGGTGAGCGTGTGATTGAAGTGTGTGGACCCTGCTTTGGTTCAGGATTCATTAACGACTCACGTAAACTTTCGGTGAATATTACCCCTGGAACTCGTGCGGAAGAAACGTTTCAGTTCTTTGAAGTCTGTTCAGATCATCCCGCATTTGAACGCCCAGGTGATGCGCACATCATGCTTCAAGAAGATCCGAATGATTCCGCATTTAAAATATTTAAGCGCGTAGGAGAACGGTTTCAACATTTAGAAACCAAGATTTCACTATCGCTTTCGGAGAGCCTGATCGGTTGTGTCGTAAAAATAGACAATCATCCAGGATATGATGAGGGTCTGTTTGTAAAAATCCCAGCGGGTTCGTTTCAAAATGATATGTATTGTCTTCGTGGGTTTGGTATGCCAATGGCCGGCAGTATTGGAACGTATGGTGATTTACTTGTACGAATTGATGTTGTTGTTTCGTCATTGGACCGTAATCGATTTACTACACAGGCATCGGAGCTCCTTACCCCTATCTTTACGGATCGCGTACGTGTAACCGAATGCGCAGAAGATGCGATTCAGAAAGACATGTTTCTTCAATCGTAATAATTGGAAGGAAGAGGAGTCCATTGTAGTTGTTTTTTGCTATCAATCTCTATTACGGTATACCAGTTGGTGTCCATTTGATTTGGTCCTTGATAAATTACACGGTCGCCTACCATCGCAGTCATAAGAAAGTCATCCTCTTTCTTTTTCTGCTCTTCACACGAGGTATCCGTCCAGATGGTAATACTGCTCATTTGTTGATGTCTTACATCATATAATGAGAATCTTTCAAATTTAGAGCTTTTATTAACGAAGTTCTAAAAAGTGCTTTACATCGCAGCGCGCATCTTGGCCGCATCAAACTCGACGCCGCCATTCCACTCAGGAGTTAGTCCTGCCTTCGCATAGCCTGCACCATTAAGGAGCATGCTCGCACCACCAAGGGGGGCATATCCAAGATGGGCACCACCCTGCGACTTGCGTTGCTTGCGTTGCTTGCGGCTGCGACGCTGAGAGCGACGGCCTCCCTGTGAACGCTGAGAACGACGTCGCCCTCCTTGCTTCTTTGAACACTGAGAACGACGACTGCGACGCTTGCCTCCCTGAGAACGACGAGTGCGACGACGACCTCCTGCTTGATCCTTCATGCCCGCAACATCCGCAAATGCCTTGTCCAGTCCTCCAATGTGCGCCGGGCCACGCAGGGCAGACGGAAGACCACTGCTTCCGATCTCCGACAGAGGGGCGCCCTCTAACGCACCACCATGCTGTCCCACATGATACTTCAAATAATCACCACCCTGACCATTCGACATCTTCGATGACCAATCGCCCGCCAACGAGTACGCAAGTGGGGCACCCGATAACATGGCACCACCTTGCTTCTTTGAACGACGCTGACTGCGTTGCTTGCGCTGACGACGGCTCTTCTGTTTACGATTCCGGGATACCATTTCTATTTAGTCCAATGAAAATTATCATCGATATAAGTAGAAAAATGACCTCCTCTGCCCCCGACTGGACAACCGTGATCGCGGACAGCACTCTCTGTAATTATTTTTACATCTTTTTCATTATCTTCTCCGTTCTGGCGGGTCTTTCTATTCTGAGTGCCATCTATATGTTTGCCACCACCAAGATTACCGGTGGATTGGTATTGGCCGTGTTGTTTGTCAAGCTCATTAACTTTGGAATTTCAGCAACGGCTGCGTTGTTTGCGTATTTGATTTGCGACCGCGCATTGAAGCCGGTACAAGCGAAGGCGTCTCAGGCGGCAAAACAAGCTGCGTCAGGGTCAGGTCTGTTGATGATGTAAACACGATTTTACCCTTCTTTGTCATTTTTTCAGCCATTTTTTCAAGTTTATTGGAACGAGCAGAGAGAAATACTAGCGCATGTGTACATTCTTTTTGCATCCGGTCATCTCGAAGAATCTGCGCAATGCGTCCATTTCTCGCCCAATCAGATTGAAAGAGTTGTGTGGTAATACGAAGTGATTCGGCCCATTCCTGTATATAAATGGACGAGTTTCCCTCCGTTGGAATTAACATATGATCCGGCATACGACCAAGTTCTTGTAAAATCGGTACAAGAACTTGATCTTGAAGGTTTCGTTCGGAAATCGTATTGGAGGATCCAAAGATTCCCCATATAATAATGGCAGGTGTTTCAAGGGTATCTTCTAGAACGGAGGACATGGAATGTGCCTTATCATTCGGATATTCTTGAATTCAATTTTTATGAAACCATTGATAGATTACTTTAGAAATCAACAATGCGATTAACAATGCAATGACATGATTTGTTACACAGGTATAAATGGTTCCTCTTCCGTGAACATCCATGTATAATGCAGATACCGTAAAGGATATCGTTAATAATACAATTTCAAAAAGAGTGTTCATGCTATGTATTCAGTAGGTTTACAGCGATGAATCATATGCCTCCTGAAGCGAGGCCAAGTTCACCTTGCGCTTTTGAATCTTGCCTGATACAATGTACAAGGAATTCTCCGTTACAATGATGAAATCCTCACCAACCTTATACAACTTCTTAATTAAAGAAGTAAACTCCTCCTTTGACTTGACAAGAATGCGCTCCGTAGTCGTTGGATCCTCGCCCAAAAAAGCAGTACCTGCGCAAGTTTGGCGATAGTAGTCGAGCATGATAGCACGATCTTGTTCGATGGCAATTTTAGCGGCTTGTACGAGAGTTTGGACAGCTGGTGTGGGTTCAGCAGCGGCGGCAGGAGTAACAACTTGATTAGCAACCGGGGCGGACATGTTTCTAAATCTGTCAATAAAATACAATTGTGTACTGTATCATTAAACGCGAGTCACATCCAGAATAACAGTTATTTTTTTAGATTTATGATTGTTTGTTTCTGATATAATATCGCAGATCAGAAAGGTATGATCTCCATAATACACCTTCCCACCCACTTTTAAACAGGGTCCTCCATCTGGATCCACTGCGTTAACTTTGTTTGATACCGTAGATTGTGTATAAGAACAATACATCACATTATGACATAGCACTTTTAACTGTTTGGACTCTTCTGAATATTCATACTCCCGTAGGTTTCCGTATTGACTTTTATTGAACCACTTCATTATCTTACTAAAAATAGCATAATGTATCAATTTTATGCCGTATTCGGTTCATAGAGAACCGTTCCGTGATGTTTATCGAGTACTTGATTCAGAAAGTCATAGGCTGACTCAATCTGCTGTAGCTGTCGTGCTCCCGTAATAATAATTCGTCCCGTTCGAAAGATGCTCATCGTAATACGTTTACATTCCCCTTCGCCCTCTCCTAGTCCCTGTCCCTTACAGAACGTCTTACATTGACAAATGCCTACACCTGGATTTCGTTTGTTATAGAAGAATTTGGTATTCACACCTTGATAGATAGTTTTTTCAAGCATACTGAAGAGATTGTATTCATTAATCAAGAGTTTATGAAGCGCATCTTGATTAATGAATTTGTTGAGCGCATAGTCCGTATTAATGAGCTGAACTGAGAATCGCTGAATGGAGGCCGGCTCTATGAATGGTGAAACAGGCAGTGTTTTGATAAGCTGAAGAAGCCACTCGATGGCTTGATAGGCAAACGGTTCGGATGTCACACCTGTCATCTGAATTCCACCATTTGCAAACAGCTTCACATTCACTTCCTTCCATCCCTCCTCTGTCTTTCTACGAAGAACCAGTGTGGATTGATTGAAGAATGACTTGGAGGTAATCTTACGATTGGTAAATATATCCTTGTGACTCGAACCAAGTACCTGATTCTTGTGCTCAAACTTGAGAACGCCCTCCTCTGGATACCAGATGGGAAGAATGACCGCCCGCAAGGATTCAAACAGCGAATCCAACTGGATCGGCGTTCCCCAATGGGCTGTTATGACCATGGTAGAAACTCGTAACTTTGTTTTGGTATAAGGAACAGCTGCCATGTGTGTGCCTTTATGTTTTCAACATCGCATCATCAATTTTTTGCTTACACTCTCCAATAAATGTAATAAGCTGCGTTTCCATAATATCATGTAAGGTAGTACTGTCAATCAACAGTGAGTAAATTAAGTTCATTCGATCCAGTAATTGTCGATCAATGATATCAAACATATCCATAAGGAGCAAGAGTTCTGTCAAGATCATTTGAACATCCGTTGTATCTTCTTGAATCCATTGTTTGATTTCGGAAGGATGACCATTTAGGTATCGCCAGAGTCGTTGCTCCATTTCTGATTTTCGAACACATTGACGCAAATCACCGCGTGTGATTGCCGTTACCATATCTGTCACATCATGGTTTCGATTGGGCGGATCGTATCGGATTTTAAGAAGACGCTGTCTCAACTTAGGATGAATGCGGCTCTGCGAGTTACAAATCAGAATCACACAAATGTCACGTGGATCCGTATTGAGCATGGTTTGAAGAGAAAGCTGAGCCGCCTCCGTTAATGTTTCACATTCATCTAAGATCAAAAATCGCGGAGCGGTTTCGTTCTCTGTTCTCCAATCTACACGTAAAAATGGAAATACTTTTTGACGAATGGATTCCAAACTACGTTCATCGGCTGCATTCATCGAAATACACATCAGTGATTTACGATTTCCCCAGATCTGGTCCACTAGCCATGCAGCACTTGTTGTTTTACCTGAACCAGGCGGACCAAATAATAATAAGTGTTGTAGCGTGGTTGGATTTTTTGAAAACATGGAGAAACAAGTGCGTACCCGCTCGCACCAAAATGAGGTATCTACCGCCATATTACTTTTACTTCTTGTGAGTATGCTTAGGTGCTTTTCTTTTTTTCTGAACTATAAGTATAATCATGTTTCACCCTATGATGTCATTGTTTACTGCGGTGCTCTTCTTTGTTCTCGTGCCCGGTATCCTCGTATCACTCCCTCCTGGCGGCTCATTTGTTAGCAAGGCCATGTTCCACGCCGTTGTATTTGCTCTTGTTTATCACTACAGCCACAAGTTCGTATGGAAGTCTCTGTATGGATCTCCTCAATAAGAATGGTGAGTAACGTTTTATTATTCTCTTCTCCTTTATGTTATATCATAATGAGAAGATACTAAAAGGGCCTAAATGAATCAACGCGTCCAATGAACAGTATGAGTGGTCGTGGTCGAGGGAAACGCATAAAAACAGAAGAAGTGGTCGAACCGATTGCGGCTAAAAAAATAAGCAAGAAAAAACAATTTCCAGTCGTTGCCGTCATCACTCCTGATGGAATTGAAGGCTCGCTTCTATCGGGCATTCGTCGTCCTCTTATTGTACATTTGCCCATTCAAAGTAAAAATGTTATCATGAATGACATGCCTATTATGTATGATCCCTTGCCTCCTACCGATGCTCAACCCTACGATAGCTATGCCAACAATCCGTTTATGGATGATGTTGAACAACTTCAAGAGAATGCTGTTGTACCTACCGATGATTCGCGTAGTGAACTTCGTTTAGAGCCGGCCATTGATACAAAGAAAGAACCTATTGCTCTTGTCACCTCAACAGAGACTGAGATCGATTACTATACCCTCAAATCCGCACTTCTTGTTCAATTCAAAGATTCTTCCGAAGTCAAAGCGATTCCTTCACAGACTACTGCCGCATGCTTTTGGTGTTGCCATGGATTTACTCATCGTCCTGTTGTTCTACCGGTCCGTGATACAGGCGAACATTTGATCGTGATGGGTAATTACTGTAGCCCTGAGTGCGCATCCGCCTATCTCTTTGATATGCGCCAAGATGCGCATACTCGTTGGGAACAATTAGCGCTATTGTATCGTGTCTATGGTGAAGTATGTGATAACAACATTCATCCCGCACCACCTCGCTCGATTCTTCAACTCTTTGGAGGTTCTCTTTCGATTCAAGAATATCGTGGTCTGATCCGTTCTCATAAGGTGCGAGTTGATGTTCATCTCCCTCCAATGGTAAGCATTCTTGCGACTATGGATACAAAACCGATTGATTTCTATGATGCCAGTCTGACAAAGAATGTGAATGAAACCGTGAAGGAGCGTCTTCAAAAGGCAGAGGAAGTTCTTCGTCTTCGTCGTACCAAACCTCTTAAAGCATGGGAGTCGACGCTCGATGCCTGTTTGAACCTGAAAATCAGACATACATAAAATTGATGACTCGATTCAGTGATGCGTGGAGATACCACCGCAATCATGTCCATTTCATCTACTCTTATTCAAGCCTGTTTGTCGAACGTTCAAAAGGAGTTCAATCAATTGGAACATTGGTTAAACTTGTTACATCCGTCTGTTGCTAATCAGCCGATTCCTCATAGCGGCATTGAATCCGCTTTGCGTGAACTTTCTTCCAAAATTGATACACTTTCCAAACAATACGATGTCCAACAGCTAGCAATCAATCATATTGTGGACCGTCTGGATATGCTAGAGGGTGCCCAGCAAATTCAAATCAACGATGATCCATGGCTAGATTCATCAGATGGTATGGAAAATGTTGTCATCGAGCCTGAGGAATCAGTATATGTTATTCATAAAGAGGAAGAACCAATTGTGGTAGACTCTGTTCAAATGGCAGCACCTGCCAAAGCAGCAGAGCTCGTTCAAGTAGTTGAACCCGTTCAACTAGCAGAGCCTATGGAAGTAGTTGAGCCTGTACAAGAAGAAGAGGAAGAGGAAGAGGAAGAAGATGGTGTAGAGCTATCTGAAATTACCTATAAAGACACTGCTTACTACAAAGATAGCGAAAATTTCGTCTATGGAATCGATGACGAAGGCCAACCAAGTGACCAGCCGATTGGAATCTGGAAAGACAAAACACAATCTGTCTCATTCTATCGACTTAAATAAATAAATACATTATTACCACTAGATGTTCCGCTCTTATTTTTATACAAAAGCACTCCAACTATGGAATTGGGTATCGGATCAGTGCGAATACCTTCGCACCCAATTCCATGAAATAAAACAATATTCCCGCTCCTATGGATTGAATAAATCATGGGTCTTCATGAGAGGCCATACTCTTCCTCTTCCCCTATCTCATATCAAAAATGATATTTCTGCTACCTGGAAATATTCCAATCATGTTCTGACCTCTCTTTCCCAGCCTACGGATATCGTGTGTAAACTTTCCTGGTTATCCGCAAAGATTGTCGTTATTAATACACATGAAGAACAGGAATTTGATATTGATCCATTTTTGGCGGCGTTTCGTGTCCATACCCACGGTGATATGACACCCAGCCTCACCTTTCTATTTTTAACATGGTGTGCCCAAACCAATCAATGGTTTCAACACGATAGTATCGTTCAATTTCATATTATTGATCATCAAGGACAAGAACATCTCCTAACGATTGGCGCGGATAACCGATGTCTCATCATTCACGATAAAAAAATATATCACCAACTCCTAAAACGTGCCGATTCTACAAGTGAACTCCCCAACGCTTATACCTATTATCATCCATGCTAGAATGTAAAAATTGATGGAAACGAACGGTTTAAAGATATGTACCCGACACTAAGCTTAGAACCTCCCGTTCTTCATCATGTCGACTTCATTGGACGATTCAAAGATAAACTCTTTGATTCCGACTGGGCCTTGGACCGTCTATTTCCATTCTCCTGAAGAGACTAAATGGTCATTGAATACATTCATTAATTTGGGCTCCATGAAAACCTGGCACCAATTCTGGTCTACTATGGAGGTTCTGAAAACCGAGTCGTTTTCCGATGGAATGTTCTTCTTAATGCGTGACCCTGCTCCTCCTTTATGGGAAAGTCACTATCATATTCGCGGCGGGTGCTACTCGTTTCGTTGCCAGAAGAAAGAAGCTGCTGACGTGTATCTTACCTATGTGATTGCCTCCATGATCGATGTCGTTTCTTCGTCTGAGAATCGTATCAATGGAATCTCCATCAGCCCGAAACGGGGGTTCAATATCATTAAAGTCTGGAATGCGGACGCCCAGAAATTTAGTCAGCCATCTACGCTTTATCCCGTCAGTAGCGTACGCGAGTCCGAAATCATCTATACACCGTTTGTCCAGAAGAAGATGTAATGCGCTTTTTAGAAAAAAGCGCCCAAAAAGCCTTCGGTATACCCTATTTGTTACAAACTGATAAAAAGATATTATTTGATATTATCTTTTTATTGTATACCGTGACTTATTCGTCCAATAGCATGAGTGCCATCGCCGCATAGTTATGTAGATCGATTAACGTATCACGAATCCCTTCATCATTCACCAAATTCACGCCATTTTTCGTAATCGACATCGACCGTTGAAGTTTATCCTCAATTCGCATCAATACACCAATCACGCCATACTTTGCAAATGCGTCCCCATAATCTGCATTCTTTTTGGTAAAGAGCTCCAGTGCCTCTTGCTGAATGGCTTTCAATTGGTCAACACGATTCATTCTGTGTATAGATTGAATCGTTTTGTTTAAATATGAATGTCTCCCTAGAGCTTCTGCGGGCGTGCCGTTTCTGTCTTCTGCTTCTGAGGCGCAAGAACCAACCGCACCTCACCCAGATTCGCCACCATGTATCGCAGCACCAACGGGTAATCATTCTTCAAATGGATCTGCGTGCTAGTACACAGATTAGTACACTTCGTAAAAAGAACCAAATACTTCAGCTCAAACATCCCCTGTACGATCTCATTCGTATTCCGCTCTACCTCAATTCCACCCTGGTTATTTGACATAATCACCGTCTCCCCATCTACAAAATCACCCACACATCGGAAGATCAAGTCCGCATTGGAACTCGTAATCTCCAGCTTCTCTGCCAATTGATTGAAATCACGACAAATCTTCTGAAAATCTGCAGACGGCATATGAATAATCGACGTAAATGAGATATTCGGAAACTCAATGTTCTCCACATTCGTATCAAACAGCTTCATCATCCACGTATTGGTTGTACCCTTCTCCGCATTCTCCGCACGAATGCCCAGCTTGTTCGGATTACTGGCCGGTAGAAAGAGGGTCAAACTATCATTATTGCTTAGGGTCTTGATCAGCTTGAACAGGTAAATCATATTGATACCCAGCACATACTTCGCCGGGCAATAGAAATACTCAAATCGGTCCGCATGAAGGCGCAAATACGTGAGAACGGTATGGGTTTCATCCACATCGATTACCTTAATCCCTGTTGAATCAAACTCCAGGTTCGCTTCTGTTAAAATCTCCTTGAGTGCCTCAATCAACGTACGAAAGGCGGCAGATTGGACAGTACGAATCTCGAACAGGTTTCCATTTGCGTTGGGGCGCGCTCCTCCTTGTGTGACACTCATTGTGTGTTATTCTCACGATTGGCTTTAGACTACTCGCGATTTCGGATTTCTTCCGGCAACCGGAAGAGAGCCTATATTGGATTTAAACGCACTTACTTACGACTGGATCGGCGCTTCTTGCTCGGATGCTTCATCAACTTATAAGCGGCGAATAAAGCAAGTGGGGTAATATACTTAGAGGAAGCTGCCACAAAATTTCCCATCACGGACGGATAAAATCCTCCTCTCTTCTTAGTGCTTCGCTTACTACGTTTGCCGCCGATCGCCGATCGCACCATGTTTCCACTAGTTGCTAAACGGTCGCCGCCCGCTCCTGCTGAAACTGGTGCGGCTGCGCCAAAATATTGTAATGGCAACGGTCGATTTCCACCTCGTTTTCTAGTTCGTCTCATTTCTATTATAATATTATAATAGAAATGGCGTCTTGGCTTAAAAAAGCTCCATATCATGCACCAGGGGTGTGTGAATCCGATTTTAATGTGTTTGTTAGTAAATTAAGTGAGTTTGGGAGGGAAGGTGATAAAGCAAGCGCTTTGGCACAAATTCAGAAATGTCATGCGGACAGAGGATGGCATGCGTTAGTTCGTGAGAGTAGATCTGCTCTCAATGCAACACATGCCGATGTTGTTACATTAGTAGGTAACTTAGCTGTTGCAATGGAATATATCGATGTGGATCAAACTTTTACGATTACTTATCCAAAAAATATGACATTTCTATTAGTAACTAAGAAGCGAGATGAAAGTACACCTAAAAGAATCACTATCACAACTTCTTCACTTCGTAATGGCGGAATCACCGTACAAGGCGGTATGCGCAAGCGTTCGCGTAAACATTCGCGTAAACATTCGCGTAAACATTCGCGAAAGCATTTACAGCGATCTAAGACTCGTTCTCGATAATCTATTCATATGTCACGCCCGTCCTGGGACGATTACTTTAAAGAAATCGTCCAAGTGACCGCTACCCGAAGCCCTTGTGAACGTCTTCGCGTCGGATGTCTTCTCGTTTCTCAACATCGCATTGTTAGCCAAGGATACAATGGTTTCCTGCCTGGTTGCGAACATTATTCCATTCTACGTGAAGGTCACGAACAAGCCACCGTTCATGCTGAACAAAATGCCGTAACCGATTGTGCCAAACGCGGGGTATCTTCTCTCGGTTGTACCGCCTATGTTACCCATTATCCCTGTATTATCTGTTGTCGTATTCTCTTGGCGGCTGGAATTCAGACCATCAAGTACATTCACGATTATAAGAATGATGAATTGGTCGCATATTTCTGTCGTGAAATGGGGGTATCCATCGAGAAAATTTGATTTGTTATCGTACCCGATAGAAAATCAACCCATGATTCGCCCGATTTTCTTCTTTGTTTATTGCGTACCCTTCATTCATGCGGTTGTTCCCATCATGAGTCTCGTACGGCGAGTCCATTATTCTCGAACCCAATACATTCTTCCTTGTAATATCTGTACCTCGGCTCTTTTATACGAAATGAAATCTCCTTCTTTGTATCCCATTGATTTTGAAAAGAAAGCACCTGAGGCCTGTAAGCATGCTACCTCTAATTTCTTCAAGCAACAGGCATGTGTTTCTCTCCTCACTCAAAACTCACATCAATTCGTGAAAGATCAACGAAAAGGTCTGAGTGTTCATTCTTCATGTGTAGCCACCTATCTCACAGACTGTATTGAGTCCGAAACAAAATTTGCGATTCTATGCGATCAACGAAAGAAAAAAGGGTATTGTCATGCGATTCCGATTAATGAGTAGAACGCTTCTTGGTTCTCTTATTTTTCTTCGAACGTGTTTTACGACGGCCTCCTTGTACATGTGGCCTCAGATATTCAATTCTAGCACGATACTTATATAAATTTTGTGGACTGCGATCTTTGACATTCTCTAATGCAAACTGCTGTTGTTCGATCAATCGTGCGATTGTTGGTACGCGTACTGATTCCGATTTATCCATTGGATCATTTGGATTCCTCCTATACACCTTACGAAGGACCGTGTTTTCTTTATTGGTATACATAATATTTGTCTTAACATTCATCTTTGCGCGATTTTGTTGTGGAGGTACACGTTGTGAATAAATTGGATTTTTCATCGCAAGATCCACCACCGCAGTAAAAGAGTGGTTATTAATTACAAAATTAATATTGATAGTGGTTGTCATATTTTGAAATGTAATTGGATCAGGAACGTTCATTACAAATGTTTCTATTTGATAACCGAGTGTGCGTTGTATCTCTTTTTTAATCGATGTATTAATCTCGCCATCCTGTACGTGTGTACGAAGAGTTTCAGCTAAGCGTTCATTTGTTGTTCTGAATTCGCCTGCGTCCATTATCGTATCATACCATAATGCAATATCAATATCACTCGTAAGTGGTATGTCTCGCATCGAATCAATCATCGTTTCCATATTTAGCCCCGATAGGTAATATCCATGAATTAAAAACGCAGACCCTCCTATTACAGTTGTAGTATGTGGTGGTAAATTGGCAACCCTCTCACAATATTTAATGATGGTATACATCATGCTAATGATGCGCGGATTTGAACAAATCATACGACAGATTTCTTCATTCGCAGCCATTCTATTGTATATCATCATAAAAATTGACACGAGTGAGAGCCTAAATAGAAAGACAACCTCCCCGTATACTGCGTACTCCATGGCCACTCGTAAATACCAGAAGCACACTCACCACCAGCACATCTTGGAACTCCCTGACACCTACGTCGGTAGCACCAAGACCAATGAAGAGACGCGCTGGGTGTACGATGCCGGTTCAAACAAAATGGTCTGGCGCAAACTCCATTTCAATCCTGGTCTGTACAAAATCTTTGATGAAATCATTGTCAATGCCCGCGATGAGTACGTACGTTCCATTAGCACAGCCGGCATGACACCCATCAAACACATCAACGTGACCGTTCAGAGCAAAAACGGTGATACCATCCTCTCTATCGAAAACGACGGTGACGGCATTCCCATTGAAATAGAAGAAGAACAAAAAGTCATGATTCCCGAAATGATTTTCGGACATCTCCTTACCTCCAGTAATTATGACAAGTCGGAGGAGAAGATCGTAGGAGGTAAGAACGGCTATGGAGCCAAGCTGACCAACATTCTCAGCAAACTCTTTACCGTTGATATTCGTTGTCCCGCGTCCGGAAAGCAGTATACGCAATCGTGGTATGACAACATGACCAACTGCGAAAAACCCATCATTAAAAAATCAACCGCCAAAACCGGTTCCGTTACCATCACCTTTCTCCCTGACCGCCGTCTGTTTGTGGGGGCCTTCTCCGAATCCGGTATTTCCGAAGATATGATTGCTGTGTTTCATACCCGCATCATCGAGCTCGCGTCACTCGTCGGAAAGGATGTCAAAGTGACCTGGAACGGCGCGGTTGTGGCCTCCAATACCTTTGAGAAGTTCATCAAGCTGTTCTTGCGCGACGGCATGACAGGATTTGCCTACGAGAACTGCGGACCGCGCTGGGAAATTGGTGCGATTCTGGCCAGTCACTTGTACTCCGACGAAGAAGAGTTGCCCGAAGACAAGCACATCTCCTTCGTCAACGGTATTCATACCAAGAAGGGTGGTAAACACGTGGAGAGCGTGGGGCGTAAAATCCTTACAGACTTCTGTGAGGTCGCAAAAAAGAAAAAGGTTGATATCAAACCAGGACAACTCAAGAACTCGGTGGTCCTGTTCATCAACTCCACCATTGTAAATCCGAGCTTTGATTCGCAGAGCAAGGAGTTCTTGACCACACCTGCTGCGGAGTTTGGTTCTCGACCCGAGTACAGCGGTAAGCTCGTCGAGACGCTTGGTAAGCTGGGACTCTTGGAAGAAGCCAAGTTCCTCTTGGAAGCCAAATCGCTTCGAGAGACGAAAAAGACGGACGGCAAGAAACGCTCTACCATTCGTGGAATGACCAAGCTGGAAGATGCGTTGTTGGCCGGCACCCCTAAGTCCAAGGAGTGTACCTTAATTCTGACCGAGGGAGATTCAGCGGCTACCTCTGCCATCTCAGGCCTCAAAGAGGTCGGGCGTGAAAAGTGGGGTGTATTCCCCTTGCGGGGTAAGTTGCTGAACGTACGCGACATCACCATTCAAAAGTTCAACGCAAACGAAGAGCTGACTGCCATTAAGAAGATTCTTGGCCTGGAGCAAGGAAAGCAATATAAAGATGTATCGGAACTGCGATACGGGCGCGTCATGGTAATGGCCGACCAGGATCATGATGGGTCCCACATCAAGGGTCTTCTCATGAACCTGTTCCATGCTGAGTGGCCAGGTCTCATGAAGTCTGGCTTCTTGTGTACCCTATTAACTCCCATTCTTAAAGCAATGAAGGGGAAGACGACGCTGTCCTTCTACTCCCTTCCCGAGTTCAACCAGTGGAAAGAGACGAACTCCCTGGCCGGTTGGAAAATCAAATACTACAAAGGATTGGGTACGTCTACCCCCGCCGAGGCACGTGAATGGTTCAAGGACCTCCATGAAATCCTATACGAATGGGACGAGAAAACCGACGAATCTATGAACTTGGCATTCAACAAGAAACAGGCAGACGACCGCAAGCGCTGGCTGAGTCACTATGATCCCACGAAGATGCTGATTCCCGTGGCAGCGAAAGCCTCCTATACCAACTTCGTAAACGATGAGCTGATTCATTTCAGTAACGCCGACAACATCCGCTCCTTGCCTCATGTCATGGACGGACTCAAACCCTCTCAGCGTAAAATCCTGTTCTCCTGCTTAAAGCGCAATCTGCGTGATGAAATCCGTGTCGCACAGCTCGCGGGTTATGTGTCCGAACATGCCGCGTATCATCGCGGTGAGGCATCTCTGAATGGGACCATTGTGGCCATGGCGCAGAACTTTGTTGGGTCAAACAACGTGAATCTGTTGAAGCCTGTAGGACAGTTTGGGTCCCGTTTGATGGGTGGAAAGGATGCGGCTTCTCCTCGTTACATCCATACCTACTTGGAGGACATCGTGAGTACCATGTTTCGAAAGGAGGACGCTGCGCTCCTGAAGTACATCGACGATGATGGCGATGTGGTTGAGCCTGAATATTACTTGCCGGTCGTTCCGCTACTCGCAATTAACGGTTCGGTTGGAATCGGCACGGGTTATTCGACGGATATCCCTCCCCACAAGCCCGACGATATCATTTGCTTGTTGCGCCATCGTTTGGAAGGTTCCATGGCATCTCTAGCGGGTCATCCTCTGGACCCTTGGTGGTTTGGATTTAAGGGTATGACTCATCGCGCAGATGAAATGACCTGGATTACGAAGGGTATCTATGAAATGGACGATGAGAAGAAGACCGTGACCATTACGGAGTTGCCGGCAGGTACCTGGACGAAGGATTACAAGGCATTCCTTGACGTATTGCTGGATGCGGAAGAGAAGAAATCCAAGGATGCGAAGGCTCAGGCAAAGAAGGCAGAAACCGGTTCTAACGCATCCAACAAGGGGGATGTGGAGCCATGTGGATTGAAAGCATTTGATGACCTGTACAACGATGTCGATGTACGATTCGTACTCTACTTCACAGAAGAAGGGTACGACGCGATGAAGGAGAACATTGAGAAGTTCGAGAAGCAATTCAAGCTGACCTCGTCATGGAAGACGACGAACATGACATGCTTTGACACGGAGTTCAACATTATGAAGTACAAGACGATTGGTGATATTCTAGAAGCGTTTGTGATGAAACGTTTGCCAATGTATGAGGCGCGTCGTACGAACATGTTGGAAGTATTGGGGTCGCAGATGCGCGAACTCGATGCGAAACGACGATTCATTCAGGCCATCATTGATGACCGCTTGGTGCTTCAGAAGAAGAGTGATGAAGAGATTGTAGTAAATCTGAAAGCATGTGAGATTCCTGCCTTGTCCAATCTGGAGAAACCCGATGAGTATGACTCGTATGATTATGTGTTGCGTATGCGCATGGATCGTGTCAAACAATCGGCGGTCATTGAACTGGACGGCCAGTGGGAAGAGAAGCGTACGGAGAAAGAACGCGTAGAAGCCGAGACGGGCTCTTCATTGTGGCTGGCTGATTTGGAGGCGTTCCGTTTGGCATGGGTTCAGTACTCGTTGGAACGTGTGGCCAGTTCGGTATCCGTGGCATCGTCTGATGCGAAAGTTGTAAAGAAGCGCAAGCCAGTTGTCATTGCGAGGAAGTAATTATCAAATTATTTATATTTTTAATAGTAGAAATGAGTAAGGAATCAATTCCTGCTATTAATATTCCTGCGAACAATGCGAACAAGGCAAACAGTCAAGCAACCACTCCTGTTATCAACATGATGGCTCCAATTAACATACTACCAAATACACGAACAAACAACCAGAAGAAGTACAAACGTTACACGAATGGTATACATATGATTGCTAACACTCATCGTATAAAAAATGGAGTTCCTCAAGATTTAATTAATGGAATATGGGAATCTCCGTTCACACCTAAGGAGGTTCCTCCCCAACTATCTATTCCACCAAATGCTGTTAATATTCCAATTAAAAAAGGTGGAAGAAAACAAACAAGACGTGGGCGAAAATCATTACGTCGTACACGTAGAACACGACGTTAAGACGTTTATTGTTCTTTTTGCGAACTTTTTTTAATGATATTCTTTTTGCGAACTTTTTTCTAATGATATTCTTTTTGCGAACTTTTTTCTAAAAAGTTCACATCATCGGTTTGAATGGCAAGGATTTACTGCCTGCGGACGACATATTCAACGGTTTCTCCATCGGTACCGGTAAATGGCTGATATCATTGAGATAATATTGATAATGATCGATTTCGGACATGATACGGGGGGCCGCCCAATCAATCACCAGCTTATTTAAATCTTGGATTTGTCCCTCAATGTTGTGCGGATTGTTCTTCGCGTACTGTAAATACATGGCACGCATGATCATTTTCAGCTCATCTACATCTTGATCATCAATCTGATACTGTTTCGGTCCAGACATACGGTAGACTTCTTTTTTGATCGACGCCTGGATCACCATCGCATTCCTACGGGTAAAAAAGGCATCAGATAATGGCGCATGCTCCCAGTTTCCCCGGAGCATATCACCTGCAAAACTTACTTCCGTTTCTTTGGGATAACTGAATCCTGCGGAATCCGGTACGGGGGCACCGGTATTCGAAGGAGTGGCGGTCAGGTTCACACGACCATTATGGCCTCCGAGACCATGGCGAGTATACGGGAGTTCAAATTCAGGAAGGGGAGCACCGGCTGACATTCTATCAACCCCTCCGTGTTTTTTTTCTAAGTTCTGAATATAAGATGTCATCTGTTACCCGTTTCATCCGCCAGATTCAGCCCGAGACTGCCCTTTTCAACGCCGCCGTTGTGTGCGCCACCCCTTCGACCTATGCGTATGAGTTCGTACCGGCGGCCGGCAACGTCGTTGGCAACTACCCTGCGGGAACCATGACCTCGGCCAACGGTGCCCTCGCCACTGCCATTCTGGCCCAGGTCGCTGGCGCTGGTGGCATTGCCAACGTTGTTCTCCGCGACATGGGCAAGACCATCCGCACCAACATCACGGGAACCTCGACTGTCGGCTTCTTCCGTCAGGTTCAGCTCCTCGCCCCGACTGCTGCTACCTACGTTGGCGGCCTCGGTGGCAACAACTTCGGTGTCCTCGGCAACGTTACTGTTCCCGACCAGTACACCCCGTACGTGACCTTCTTTGTCCCGATTGTCGCCATGGGCGTCTGCGCGGATGCCGGCCACGCCGTCCTCCACAACTCCATGCACCAGTAAATTGATGTATTTATCTTACTTATATGATATGATCTATCGAATAGTTTATATCATCTTTAAAAATAACTTCTAGTAGAATGAACCTCTATTTAATCGGTTTCATTGCGGTGGCCTTTATGGTTACGGTAGGAGGTGCTTATCAATTAAATAGCTCCAATCAAACATACGGCGCGGTTCTCTTCTTTATCGGCTCCCTTATCCTGTTTATTGTCTATGGAATACGATGGTTTGGCGATTCGCCCCTATTTACCACCACTCCCGGACCATGGCCTCCTGTGATTAACTCGTGCCCTGACTATTTAACCTATTACAAACGAACTGTTGGAGGAATTGAAAAAGATACCTGTATCGATACCATCGGCGTTTCCAAGGATAACTCGTTGCTTTCTACCTTCCCGAAAGGCGGAGTTATTCCTGACAGTGACAGTTACTATCTTGACCTTTCAGGACTAAGCTCTAATCCGACCACCAAGAATACACAGATGTGTAACGCTGCTCTGAACCAGAAAGTTACCTGGGAGGGTGTTTCCAATGGAGAGAGTTGTGTCAGCCCTCTTGCTCCTGGCGCAAGTGGAGCAGGCGGATCCGGCAGTGGATCCGGTAGCGGCGCAGGCGGATCCGGTTGCCCTCCCTAATCGCAGTACGTGCGTTTAAAATCGTATAAAACAATCTACGACAGGAATGTGAAGGAATCACTTCACACCATACGCATCCATAGTTTAGTGGTAAAATGGCTCCCTTCCAAGGAGTCGTCACGGGTTCGATTCCCGTTGGATGCACTTGAGCATGTAGTACATACCCAAGTGCATGAAACAATGTGCGAACGGGTTGTTCGCAAACATCATTTGATGTATTTTGCCATTTTTAAATTACATTATTAATTTAAAAATAATAGTCAGAATGATCTGGACAAAAAAGGATCGGTTACTATTGGATCTAATCATAGAATTTGGAAATCAATCCATTCGAACTACCAATGCTGCGATTGCCTATTCCAAAGCAATTGTTAAACCCCAGATCGATGAATTCGGATCCTACGAACCCTCCACTCATATTTTTCGATGGAGAAATGGTATAAATACGATGATGCTTGATATGGTTCGCACTCACTATATGAACGTATTCGGTTCGGATGAAACTCTAGTGAAACTCTTTCGTCCCAGTATTTATCTTGAAGCTCGATATCAGTTTGTTATTCCCTATCTCATGGACATCCTCAATGCCGCATTTCATGTCATTCGTATGCGTCGCGGCTCACAGATCATCTATGGCCTTGTCAAAATTGACGTTCCCAATTCCATAGATTTTAATCGATTTGAACAAGCTCTTATGATGTATCGGCATACATTTACAAAGCAGGTAACTAGAAGACGTGCTACTAAAAAACGTGTGACTCGAAGACGAATGTAAAGGAATCGGAGGATCTAGGTTATAGTAATGGTTCGTACCAGTTTGCCACAGGAAGAGACCGCATGCCTTCATCCAGAAACCGAAGATGCGATGTTAAAATGGCTCAAAACACGTTCTCATCCTGCCTTTCTTCTTATCGGCCCCCCTGGTGTTGGAAAAACAACCATGGTGTATCGTGTTTGTAAACAAGGCAAATTCTGGGTACAAGAGTTCAATGCCAGTCATACCCGAACTGGCTCCTCTTTCCGTCAGACCATTCTTCCTCTATTGATCGAAACCGGTGTCAGCAAATGGATCCATCCCACTACCCCCAACGGACGTGTTGTTCTTCTCGATGAAATGGATGGCTTATCCCAAGGCGAAAAAGGTGGTCTTCAAGAACTTCTCGATTACTTGAAATCCAAACGTGCCTTTTCAGATGATTGTCCTCTGGTTCTCATCTGTAATGTACTCGAAGGTCGCATCATGCAGCAGCTCCTCAAATATTGTTGTGTCCATTATGTGAACATGCCTAAGAAAGAGAAACTAGTTGAATTCTTCAAAAAAGACATTTCTGATTCTCTTTATCAACTGGGAGACATTCGTAAAGTTTCTCAAAGTTTGATTTATCCTGATAAATCAATGACCCATATGCGCGGAAAAGAGGAATCGATGGATCAGAATATTCATGTTGCCATTCGTGCCGCCTGGTTTACTCTATTTGAGCATTGGGGGGAAAATGATGAATTGGATCTCGAAACCAAAGATGCGAATTTAGCAGGACTGTTGTTTCATCAGAATCTACCATTATTTTTAGAAGATGCTGATAAGAAAAAGAAACCCGTCCCTTTTGAAGCCTATGAAGAAATCCTCGATTATCTACGATGGAGTGATCGTGCCGATTTCTGGGCCTTCTTTCATCAATGCTGGAATCTCCTTCCTCTTTCCTATCGTCTTAAATTGAAATATCCCAATTTATATCTCCAAACCTATGATCAGCCCATCGTAATTCCTGAGCCCTCTGATCTTCAATATACGATGGTTCTTACCAAACAGTCTGCGTTGTTTAATGCCTGGAAAGAGATGAACCGTGTCGCCAACGAGCATCATATCCCCTTTCGATGTGTAACGCAATGGGCCACTCATCAAACGGGTAAATTATATGATACACTCGGTGTTAAACTTGAATCTCGGAGTGTAAATGAAGAATCTGTAATGGCGATGTTCGCCCCATCCTCTGAGAAGAGTGGAGCAGCACCTGCTTCGACTCGTAAGAGGGCAGTTCGTGGTAAAAAATCAAGTGCGTTGTAGATGCTAGACTAAGGCCTCGAATTGCATCCACATTCGACAAAAACAAAAGACGTGTTTTTCCTTGTTCGAAATTACGAACCGTTTTAATCAGTGAAAATAGATTGTTCTCTATTCTTTCTGATTTGATTCCGATCTGCTCAAATCTCTCCAACAATTCATAATAGATATTCGTAAAGGGAGAATAAATAATAAATCGTCCTTCCTTGTTTTCGCGAAGAATATCGATACATGCCTCCATTTTATTTTTAGATAACATCTGATCCTCTATCAATAATGTCTCTAAACAATGAATGCGTTGAACGTCCAATCCTGCGCGACATGTTGGGCATTTCATATTAATCAGTGCTGTTTTTAGAAGACATTTCCCACAAAATAAATGATAACAGCACTGAACCATCGTCGGATATTCACACGGTTCCAAACAGATCACACATTCTCGATCGTGGATCATGCGTTGGATCAATGATCGCTTTTCCATCGGCTGACAAGATTGATAATTCTCGATCGATTGAAATTCGATCCCCAGTGCCTGAAATAAATGCGGAATATTGCGAGATCGGATCGTTGGTTCCTTCTGTCGAGCTAAATAAAAACTAACTAACGAGTTCAATGTCATATTTGGTTTGCATTGAAGAATATGATGATATGGAGAAGGTAGATTCATACTTTTTATCAGTTCTTCTGTGCTATTACGTAATATCATACGACCCCTTTCAGGATGGTAAAATGATATATAGTCTTTCATAAACGCAGAGGATACAAGTTGACCTTCATAATGAACAGTGATGTCTTCTAACAACCACCTTTCCAGATCTGGATGGATTTTGATCCGATCTTTCAAGAAGAATAGATTGCTTTTGATCACATTTGGTGTTTTAATGATCAATGGGATCCAATTATTGGTGACCAGCCATAGAAATTGAAATCGAAGAGGTGGATCCGAAGAATGGAAATAAATCGAAGATGCTTCGTCGATCACGATTTGATCCCATTGAATATGATGGGTTGTCGCATACTCTTGAACATGTTTATAACACTTATCCGTTGTGATCACAATTCGATGTCGAAGAATTAATTCGGCGATCGCATTGCCCCTCATAATCCTCTTGGTTTCGATCGAAACATAGGGGAGTGTTGTATGTTGATCCAGTTCATGCTTCCATTGACCAAACAAACGGTGCGGAACAATGATCAGGTGTGCCCAGTTGGTTTCAGAGATTGTATGGAGTTCATGTGAAAAGAAATAGGTAGAAGAATACGTCGTCAATTCGGATGTCATCCGAGAGGTAGTAAGAGGTGGAGAAGCGAGATACGCAATTATACTAAGCGTCTTTCCCGAACCTGGCGGATCGCCTACAATGCCTACTTTTCCATTGATTGCCTGATTTCCTACTAAAAATCCACGCGTCATCTTCTCTCGATAGGAACGCATCCCCTGAATCAGCGTTTTCTGATGAGGATAGAGCGGAGTCTTAATCGTAGTCGGTGTTACATAAGAATTCTCTTGAGGTAGCATATTTTGATATACGTTATTTAATATAACTAATTTTTCATAATGAAAATCGTCAGACATAATTACTTATTGGTACGTTCTATTCTTTAGGCAGAATAGAATAATCTCAATGAAGGCTCTTTCACAAAATCTTCAAGTTTGTAGGTGGTTTCTCTCATCGTTTCTTTTGATTTATGTCTAGATGCCAAGTGTTCTTCACGTAATGTATGTTTATTGACAGTATTATCAGTATGGCAAATCACCAAGATGGTCTTTTTAGGGTCCATCTGAATCATCTGATGTTTGTAGTTATCTAAAAAGGATATTTCTTCTGCTTTTGTAACAAATTCATCGTATTGGTGCTTATCCGAATATCGCTTTCTCCATGCCATGGTTCCATTTGTGGCGTGGTTTGTATGAAATGGGCCAATCGAATAGATCTTTTTACTGTCTTTATAATACATATACATTTCAGATGATCCTGCGAGATCCACGCGGGGGTATTTTACAAATGATTGGACAACGGATGTAATTCGATCCGCAGGGTAATAATCATCATCATCCATTGCGATAATGATCTCCCCTCTCGCCTCTCGATTCAGACGATTTCGTTTGGCTCCAATTCTCATTTTTTCTGGATGAGACAGGTAGCGAAGATTCGGGATTGTTTTGGCAGCTTCTAGAAATAGATCTTCTACCTTATCACGACCATCATCTAAAATAATCCATTCCATTTTATCCTTTGGATACGTTTGATTTTTATAGATTTGGATGAGCGTAGGAATAAAGGCTCGGCGATTATACGTAGGTGTAACAACCGATACAGTGATATCCATGATGTAGGTGCTATGTTTTTCTTTAAATCATTTATAGAAGGTAGTTAGCTTGAAGCAATTGTATTATAGGCAGGTGGAGGAGGAAGAGCCTTTTTCGTATTATTGTAAGGGGGTGGAGGAGGAAGAGCCTTTTTTGTATTATTCTTTGCGTTCTGTATAGGACTCTCCTTCGCAACATGTTGTACATTGTTGTATGCGGGAGGCAAAGGTACATCGCTCGTCGTATTTACTACAGGTGCCTGATTCTCTTCAATTGGTTTATTCACCTTGTTGACAGGGATAATTACAGGCGGCATAGGTGCTTCCTTATTTTCTTCAATCGGTTTATTCACCTTGTTGACAGGAATAATTACAGGCGGCATAGGTGCTTCCTTATTTTCTTCAATCGGTTTATTTACAGTTACTTCTGGAACATCATGAAGATGCTCTATGTTGTCTGATAATTTTTTAAATCCTTCTACGATAAATGGCAAATTCTGTACTTTATCAAAATAGCTAAATGCTTTCTTTAATGATTCCATATAATTGTTCATAATAATCGGAAGTTGCTTCGCATCATTCTCATTTTTCGGATAGGTGAACGGATACATGAAGAAATATCCCAATGAGGTTGTAGGTAAGTTTGTAGTAAGAGGTAATAAGGCAAAGATCGTCGGCATAATCTTTGTTTTAGGTCCATCCGATAACTCATTCAAATAATACTGATACCCCCACTTACATAAATAGTATCCCACCAAAGTAATCAAAAAAGGTTTAAATAGATAACAAATCAAAAATGTGACAATAAAAAAGATCAAGCGTATCGGCACCGAATAGACAATCATCTCATTCGTCACATACATACTTAGAATCAATGCGACAACAGGTACAAATAAACTGGATGCACCTTTTGAAATCTGTTTCCAGATCTTCTTCGCAAATCGAGATGCGCTAAATGTATTGGGATCTCCATCCGTAGCATCCGAATCATCTGGAGTGGGCTCAGGAACAGAGGGTGGAAGTAACGGTGCGGTCTGCTCTGAAGCAAATTGATTCGCATCGGGATCCGTTACTGCATTTAAGGCATGATACGTTGCCTTATTTTTTAAGTTGGTTAACATCGTCCCCAGCAATGAATCCGACATCCTATGACGGTACACGATTAAAAAAGTACCTTACAACGCATACTTTAGACCTCCCATACCAGAAGAAATCGTGACCCAGTTTAAACTCTCTACATAGATGGTGACCTGATACTGATAGAACGTATTTGCGGGCAACGGATTGACGTTCAAATCCAATTGAAACGATTTGATTCGACTACTATTAATCGAACCATGTGGCTGCGTATTCGGAGAGGTCAATGAAAATGGATACACAATCAGATTTGGATCCGGTACGCCCGTCAAATACTTCCATGGAACAACCTGTGTAAAATATTGAATCGGCTTTTCTTCTTGTAATGGATTTCCATCCCCTAAAATCGTGAGTGTATTCATAATCGACTGCTGCCCATTTAGAACAAGAGTACCTGTTGCGGATGTTAGATTGATGTTTCCTGGCCAACCCCCACCCGTTGGAATAAATTGTGGCTTAGTAGGATTTGTCCAATTTGTAAAATTATCATATTGATTACGATTGATAATGGAATCTGAACGTCTTGGTAAAATAATTAATCGTTCAATCGGATTATGCGTATCCAATTCCACGAATTGACGCGCAACAATATTATCAAATCGATACGTACTAATCTGTCGTACTAGATACTGAAGAGATTCCGATGAAAACTGGGCGCGCTCGTCATCTGTTACATACACATAGGTTAGCTGGATGCGTGGCTGAAGATCCCATGTATTAAGCAAGGGGATCGGAGTTCCAATATCCGTCAAAAAATTATTGATGGTAATATCGGTAATATCTGATACTGTACTATAATACACATTTCCTGGTTGTAATGGAACAGGCGATGGATTAAATTGATATCCAGGAGCGGTCTGATATCCATTCATGTCTAAAATACGATACAGTTCACGAATAGGACGAAGTGTTAATTGAATTTCACACTCATGATACTGAAGAGAAACAAGTGGCAATGATTCAAATGTAGATTCTGAAAACCAAAATGGCAAGGGAATCTGAAGTTGACGACCTGAGATCGACGGACGATTGATATTAGGTGGCATGGTGGTTGACCCATTCGCACCATTATTATTGTAGACGAGTGGATAACCTGTACCCATGGAACCACCAGCATACAAACCGTTTGCTGGATCATAGAGTTCAGGAATATTTCCCACTAACGTTTGCCATTTCTTAAACGCATCTTGATCCAAATCACACTGGGCTTTTACCATCAAATAAGTTCCATCAAACTCTTGAATCTTTTGACCGCCAATAAAAAATGCCACATTTTGAAGAATATGACATCCAATGTAGTTCACCCATGCGAAATTATATTGGGAATTGCGTGCTCCTCTCGGCAATTGAAGATATTTACAGTAAATATCCGGTAAATTACATACAAAATA